ACCAGAAGGATCCCTGAAAGAATTCGTTATGATGGAAGATAGGTTTTTAAGTTTGGAGAAAAAATCCGTGTGTTCGCAAACTTCTAGAAAATTAGAAGCGTTTGCTTTATCGGACGAAATAAAGAGACAATTTTTGGGATATGATTTTTCGTACCATACAAAACACCTCAAACAAATATCTGAACCAGAAAAACTTATAAACCGAAATATAACATGTTCATGAAATATAACATGAGTCTTCTATGAGAAGATGATTCCATTCTACTAAAATTATCATAAACATACATTATTAAGTATACATCGTCTAAGGAACGATTATCTTCTATGTATTTTATAGGATCTTCCGAGTCATAAAATTCTTCTGTAATATGGTATTCTATTTCTAGATTACCCATTTTATACTGACTTTTACTTCTCGTTTTAGTAATGTAATCACATATAGTATAAAACATACTGTCTATAACAGACGACAAAATACATTTTTCGTATGATTTTTCGAAAGTGTCTAAATCACACTCGTTTTTATTTTGTCGGATGCGGTATAGTAATAAATCTCTAGGATTTTCCATTTATTTACTTTTTGCTTTTATTCTTTAACATCTGGGCTTCGAAGTTTTTGTATAAATTATTTAATATTTTATTATTGTTAACCGACCTCGATCTCGATCTTGATTTAGAATTTGATCTTGATCTCGAGCTTGAATTGGAATTAGAATTGGAATTGAAATTCAAACGTTTTACTATAGAAGGTTTAATTTTTCTTTTTATAGGTGCACGTTTCATTTTTGGTTTACTTTGTGGTTTACGCGAAATCTTTGGTTTAGGTGGTATGACTCTCTTTTTATTCAATGGGAGTGGTGGTTTTTGATTCAATTCGCGTCTAGTTTGTATATACCCTATAACTTTTCTGTCGTTTAGTGGTACAGGTTTTTCTAGAGAAGTAACGAAGCGAATTACATCGTTTACCACATTTTTACCAAATTTTCCGTATAATTTATTAGCTTCTTTTTCTAATAGTTTTTTTCTCATGGCTTCTTTTCGTTCAAATTTCCATTTTTTTACCATGCTTCTTTTTAGGTTATCTACAGCGGTCTTTTTCAATAGACCATTTTTTGTTACGTAAGCATTCTTATTTTTTAAAGAGTTCATCTTATTTTTTATATCTTTTACGTCCTTGTTTATATTCATAAACTGTCCGTAATTTTTCATCCATCTTTCACCGTAAAGTTTGATAATGTCATTCTTAATACTCGCGTTGTTTAACCGACGTTTTCTTTTCAAGGGTGATTTTTGTTTATTCATCAAAAATTTTTCCATCTCGTTAGCGAGTGAATTTGGTGAGTTTGGTAAATTCTTTTTGTTTTCGAGTTTCTCACATAATGTTTTTACGGTATCTTGTTCACTTACTGATATATTTTTAGAAATTGCTAAAGAAATGAGTTGGTCTTTTTTAAGCGTTCTACAGAGTTTACCATCTATTTCGAATTTCGAATTACCTTTTTCTAAACTATCGAGTGCTTTACAAATATCCTCTTTTGTATTTCTTTGTTTTACTCCGACGACACCAAGTTTTCTGGCGACTTCGAGAAGAAGTGGTTTAGTGAGTCTTTCACATTTTCTACCACCTATTTTCATGATACCGTTTTTATCGTATGTTATTTTTGTATTTTTAGTTTTTGTATTTGTTTTTTTCTTAGAAGGTTTTCTTTTTGGTATTTTATAACAGCATTCGTAACCCTGTGGATTTTTTCGCGCTTCAAATCCAGAACTACACGGTGGTCTTCTCGGTTTTGGACACGTAGATACTATTTTGTTTTCTAGTTTTGGTAGTGGTTGAATAGCGTTTACTTCTCGATTAGTTAAACCCATTGTGTAACCTAACCTATGGAGTTCTTGTACGGCTTCGACGCCTACCAAGTATGCGCGTTCGAGATCGTCCGGATCATTTTCACCCTGTATCTGAACTATACCCGAACCAAGCTTAGACGATTTAGAAGAAAGTGCAAAATTGTGTCCTTTATATATCATATAAACGAGTGGAGCTGATACTTCCGTTTCGTAAGAAACGCTTTCCGCTCCTAAAGGGTTTCTTTGTGCTATTAATTCGAGTTGAAAGTTAGTGTTCAAATTAAATAATCCTGCAACATTATTATATTCTATATCGTTATACAAAAAACGCTGTTTCTCTGTATATGTATCTATTATGTATTTACGTAAAGATTCGGGTTGTCTTTTTAAATTTTTAGAACCCAGAAATCCACCTGAAAATCTAACTTTACCGTTAGCGTATATGTTAAAGCTGAAATTTTTTCTTTCTATACCATCCGTCATGTATCCGGAAAATTGAACGGAAAAGAATTTTGCGTTTAAATCACCTCTCATACCAAAATTTCTAGTATGTATTAAACCTGTCTTGAATCTACCGTATATACCTTTTACTTCACTAATATCTACACTTAAACTTGGACCAATTTGTGCATGACCTCTAGGACGTTGTTTAAGTATATACTTTAAATCGACGCGTTGTTCTTCTTTTGTGAAGGACTTGTTTATAGTAACATTATACAAACCGGGTTTAAATTGACCTATTTTTAATTGGCTGACTTGACCTGAAGGTACACCACTTGGTATAGTTGGTTCACCCTGTCTTTGTATTTGGACGTTTGAATTTTTAACAAATTGTCTTGGGTCCATGTTATACTATACTGAGATTTCATTTTACGAGTTTGATAATTCAAATTCTTCTCTTCTCACGTCTAAACCAACTATAAAATCTTCGTTTCGTCTCGGTTTAAGTTCGTCGCCATAAATTACTTCATCGATTCTTTTCAATTCGAGATCCCTGCTACTAAACGGACCAATGTAAAAGTCCTGTGTAAAACGCGGTTTCCCTAAATTATTTGCCGAACAATATTGACTGAATTCCTGTTTAAATTTTTTCAAGGGACATATTTTTTTGTCGTCAATTATGATAGCATCAGATTGAAGATAGTGTTCGAGAGGATTGGTAATTGTAGCGACTTGTTTTCTTACATTTTCAAAGTAAGATGGTATGACGTTCCAAATATCGTCACTTTGGTATTTTTGTGCGTATTCGAGGTACCCTCTGATACACTTTTGTAAAATCACGGGTAATTCGAGTTCGAGTTTTTTCTCTAAAAGGGGGTCGGTATCCTTGTCCTTAATTTGCTTTTTAAAATCCCACGTCATTAGACGTCTAAGAATACTACCCGAGTTATCTCGCCAATTCGGAACTTCGTTACCACCCAAAATACCGGGAATGTTCCATGTCATGTTTTTCGCTTTTTCACCTTTCACTGCAATAGATACATCTTCACCTGATACTATAGATTGGAATTCAGCTTGCTCGAGACGCAAATCACCCTTAATTTCTGGTGCAATGAACATGTGACCGTCACAAATAGAGGATAAACCGAATTTTGTTTCGATGTTATTGGAAAGTGTTCTGATATCATCGTTTTCGTAAAATTTTTTAATGACTTTTGTAATGAGTGTGGATTTACCTGAACGTGCAATACCTTTCAGAAATGGAATAATCTGCCATTTATCGATATCGTTTAAATCGAAACATAACCTACCTGCCATGACATACATCCATTTAGAAACATCTTCGTCGAAATTTTGTGACTTTAGAACTTTATCGAAGTGAGGTGTAGGAATATCATACCAATTTTCAAGGTGATGGTAGTCTTCAAAATCAACGTCAAAGTACTTTGAACTTACTTCTCTTGGGTCGAGGTTCATTGCTTCCTTTGAATCGTAAGGATAGAACTCAGATTGGTACAAACCTGTTTTATCTGACCATATTTTACCCAAAAAAAGACCGTTTTTGAAAGACCAAAGGTGTCTATTTTTCTTAATCTCAGGAAACTGCATATCATGACAATCACCGAGGTATCTTATGAGTTGATTAAGAGTTGCAGTCCCTTTTGAAGTGAGATCTTTCCATAACATAAACCGAGACTCTTTAGGTGCGATGTTGTGAACGTACTCTTTTATGAGCTGAGTTTGTTTCCAGGCGCGTGTATCGTATCCTTCCCTAGTTTTTATCTGCTCGCAACAATACCCTTTATACTTGCGTATGTTACTTTCATAGAGATCTTTAAGAATTTGAATCAATACTTTTTGAAAAATTTCAAGTTCTTCAATAGCATCTGGTGTAGAGCCCATATAGAAAGCCGGGTCACCTTCAGATTCTGCTGTAGGGTTGATAGAACGATCGTACATGCGAGCGTGTCTAAATAAAATTTGGAAGAAGTCTTCCATTTGATCAAATATACGTTTCAGTCTTCTTGATATTTTACAATCAGACTCGTCGTCTTCCATATCAAGTATTCCCAAAGTACTAGCACGGTGGTACATGACAGATACGATTGACCTTTTAGCGTCATAAGATTCTCTTATATCTCTCGTATCATATCTTTTCGGTTTACCATTTTCATCGAGTTCGCTTTTTTCATAGAAAACCCTATACGCAATTTGTAAAGGTTCTTCTAAACCAGGTGGTTGATTTATTCGGTAATATTCTTCATATACACGAACGTAATGTAGGAGTTCTTCTTGCCTGGACTCTTCGATTATTTTTTTGGTGATGGTAAACACGAGATCGTCTATGTTAGTATTTTCGGTGATGCAATGTACGTCTTCGATTTTCATCTCTTATATTTTATACTTTTCATTTTTCTAAGCCTTTTTTTGCATTTGGGATAACATCTTAATTAAAATTTTATTTTGAACTTCTAGTTGCCTGGATATATTTGTTAAAGCAGAACACACGGTATCACCTTCTTCGTTAGATAATACCGAAGTTAAGAGAACGTTCATGTCCATGAAAGGATTCATTTCTAAATCTTCGTCCTCATCTTCATCTTCTTCATCAGAAAGTTCCAAGTCGTCGGTAATCAATTCATCTTCCAGTTCGCTTGTTTCAGATTGTTCGTCTTCGATACTTGGTTCGTCAACTTCTTCCAAGGGTGGTGGTACGTCTTTGTCGGTCATTTATATATATCAGGAAAAATCAAAGTGAGTTTTTTCGCGGGTCGTATCCCAAAAAAAAATCTTGGTATATAGTACAAACACACACACAATGGCCGGAGGTCTCATGCAACTCGTCGCCTATGGCGCCCAAGACGTCTACTTGACTGGTAACCCAAAAGTCACTTTCTTCCAGGCGGTTTACAAACGCCACACTAACTTCGCGATGGAAAACATCGAACAAACTGTTAACGGTACCGCCGCTAACTCCGGTAGAGTTTCGGTCACGATCGCCAGAAACGGTGATTTGATTTCGGATATGTACGTTGAATTGTCGGCTCTCGGGGTTGGTTCGACTACTATTGAAGCTACTGCCGACGGTGTCTGGGCCGCGGAACGTGCCATCAAGGACATTGAATTGTCCATCGGTGGTCAAAGAATCGACAAACACTACCAAAAATGGTGGAGATTGTACTCTGAATTGTATTTGGATGCCTCCGCTAAGCAAAACTACGGTAAGATGACATCTTGTGCCGGTGTAGCCGGTGACAAGGTCTTTTTGCCATTGATCTTCTTCTTCAACAGAAACCCAGGATTGGCTTTGCCATTGATTGCTTTGCAATACCACGAAGTCAGATTGGACTTTGACTTGTCTTCTGAATTTGAAACGTACTTGAACAAGAACACCTTCAAAGTCTGGGGTAACTACATTTACCTCGACACTGAAGAGCGCAGACGATTCGCGCAAAAGGGTCACGAATACTTGATCGAACAAGTCCAACACACTGGCACTGACACGGTCACTTCGAATGGCTCCAAGCAAGTCAGATTGTCCTACAACCACCCAGTCAAGGAATTGGTCTGGTGTGTTAACGC